ACCACGCGCGGATTAAATCCCTACCCCAGAAATTCAAAAAAGGAATCAAATGGCCGGAGTTAAAGGCAGAAGCGGAGGAGCGCGACCTGGTGCTGGCCGGCCAAAGGCTCCGCCGGAGCCGACGCCGGTTGACGATGCGCGCGATTTCCTGACTGCCGTCATGCGCGGCGAAATTACGCCGTCAACCGCGCAGTTGGACGCGGCGAAGACACTGGTGCGCGCCCAGTCGACGGGAGTCAAGGCGGAACGGCAGAAGAAGGCTGACGCTGTGGCCGTCGGCAAGTTTGCTGCCGCCGAACCGCCACGCCTGGTTGTCAACAACAGCTAATGCAGTGGTCGACCGCATGCCCGGACTGGTCCGAAAAACTCGTCCGGCGGGAGTCGATCATCCCGGCGCCGCTCTTTGAGCGTGAGGCGACTTCTGCGCTCGCGGTATTCGACGAGCTGCGCATCGTTGATGCGCCTGGCTCGCCAACAATGCGTGAGGCGTGCCGGCCTTGGCTGCGCGACTTTGCGGCCTCGATCTTCGGCAGCTATGACGCGGAGACTGGCCGCAGGTTGATCACCGAGTACCTCTTGCTGATCAGCAAGAAGAATGCGAAGAGCACCGGCGCGGCGGCCATCATGCTGACCGCGCTCATCCGCAACTGGCGAAGGTCTGGCGAGTTCGGGATCTTGGCGCCGACGATTGAGATTGCGAACAACTCATTCTGGCCTGCGCGCGACATGGTCCGCGCCGATGACGAGTTGCGCGAGATGATCCATGTGCAAGAGCACACGCGGACGCTGACGCACAGGGTCACAGGCGCAACGCTCAAGGTGGTTGCAGCGGATAATGAATCCGTCGGAGGAAAAAAGTGGATTGGCTCGCTTATTGACGAGCTTTGGCTGTTCGGCAAGCGGCCGAATGCCGAGAGCATGCTGCGCGAGGCGATTGGAGGGCTGGCGAGCCGCCCCGAAGGCTTCGTGATCTATCTGTCCACGCAGTCGGACGAGCCGCCGGCTGGTGTCTTTCGCCAGAAGCTGCACTACGCACGCGGCGTGCGCGATGGACGGATTGCTGACCGGCACTTTCTGCCAGTGCTGTATGAGTTCCCGAAGTCGCTGCTTGACGAGAGAGCCGAGCGCGACCCCGCGAACTTCTACGTTACCAATCCAAACATCGGCGCGAGCGTCGACGCACAGTTTCTAGCGCGCGAGCTGCAGAAAGCAGAGGAGTCGGGCGAGGAGTCGCTACGCGGCTTCTTGGCAAAGCACCTGAACGTCGAGATTGGACTCGCCTTGCAGTCTGATCGCTGGGTTGGCGCGGACTTCTGGCAAGCGCAGGCCAGGCCCTTGTGTCTCGATCAGATCATCGAGCGCAGCGATGTTCTGACGATGGGCATTGACGGTGGCGGCCTTGATGACCTGCTCGGCGTTACCGTGATCGGCCGCGATGCAGAGTCGCGCGACTGGCTTAGCTGGTCGCGCGCATGGGCGCATCCGACCGTGCTTGAGCGGAGGAAGTCGGAAGCGTCCCGCTTCCGCGACTTTGAGAACGATGGCGACCTGTCGCTGGTCCGTCAGATCGGCGAAGACGTGATCGAGGTCGCGCAGATTGCCGCGCGCCTGAATGACAGCGGCAAGCTCGACAAGATTGGCGTCGACCCGCAGGGCATCGGGGCGATTGTTGATGCGATGATTTCCGAGGGTGTGGAGCAAGACAAGATCATCGGCATATCACAGGGTTGGAAGCTCACCAGCGCAATCAAGACGGTAGAGCGCAAGCTCGCTGAGGGCGGGCTGTTTCACTGTGGCCGTCCGATGATGGCCTGGTGCGTCGGGAACGCGAGAGTCGAGCCGAGGGGTAATGCTGTGATCATTACAAAGCAGGCGGCCGGCTTCGCAAAGATCGATCCGCTTATGGCGCTATTCAACGCGGCGGCGCTCATGGCGCTGAATCCGGCCGGTGGTGCGTCGCTCGACAGCATCATCAATTTTCCGATCAGTGCATGAGCTTTCTGACAACCTTCTCGCGCTGGTTCGGGCGCAGCGCCGCATTGGCCGATCGCACTGGCGATCAGCTTGTGCTGCCGTCGTCGACCATTGTCGAGAACACGCAGCCGCTCGGCCCTGACTCCGCGCTGCAGCTGGCCACGCTGTATCGCTGCGCGGACCTGCTGTGCAAGACCGTGAGCACGCTGCCGCTGTTCGTGTACGAGCGCGACGGCGACGGCCAGCGCAGCCTGGCGCGCTCCACGGTGCTGTGGTCGCTCATGCACGACGCGCCCAACGCGCTGAACACCGCCGCCGAGTTCTGGGGCGCGATGGTGCTCAACCTGCTGTTGCGGGGAAATGCGTATGCGCGCGTTCAGCGCAACAACCGCGGCGATCCGGTGGCCTTGTGGCCCATGTCGTCGGACCAGGTGGTGCCGTACATCGACCCAGACACTGGCGATCTGTTCTACGAGTACCAGCGCGACACCGAGCGCTGGCTGCTGCCGGCGGCTGAAGTGCTGCACATCCGTGACACCGGCAACGGCATGGTCGGGCTGTCGCGGCTTGACTTCATGCGCGCCAGCGTGAATGAGGCCGCGCGCGCGCAGGCTCAGGCCACGCGCTTGTTTGCCAACGGGAACAAGCCAACCGGCGTCTTGATGGTGCCGGCCAAGCTCAGTGACGATCAACGCACGCGCCTGCGGCTGAACTTTGGCGAGATCGCCTCGGGCCTCGAGTCGCGTCTGTTCATCCTCGAGGCCGACATGAAGTATCAGGCGATCAGCCTCTCGCCCAACGACGCGCAGCTGCTCGAGACGCGCAAGTTCAGCGTCGAAGAGATCTGCCGCTGGTTTGGCGTGCCGCCGGTGTTGGTCGGCCACAGCAACGTCACCACCTGGGGCAGCGGCATCGAGCAGATCCTCGACGGCTTCTACAAGCTCACGGTGCGTCCGCTGCTGGCGCTGATTGAACAGGCGATCGCGCGCCGCGTGCTCACGCCCGCGCTGCGCAGCCGCTACACGGTCGAGTTCAGCTTCGATGCACTGCTGCGCGCCAACATGAAAGACCGCATGGAGATCTACGCCAAGGCGGTGCAGAACGGTGTCATGACCCGCAACGAAGCGCGCCAGCTCGAGAACCTGCCGCCAGTCCCCGGGGGTGAGCTGGCCACCGCTCAGATCAATCTCGCGCCGCTGTCCATGCTCGGCCAGGTCGCAAAGCTAGGAGCTGCAAATGCTGCGGAAGACCCTGTCGCTCAGTGACGCCCAGATCAAGCTGGCCGCCGATGGTGTCGGCACCTTTGCGGGCTATGCCTCGGTGTTCGGCGGCGTTGATGCCTATGGCGACACCATCTTGCGTGGCGCGTATGAGTACACGCTCAAGAATCACGGCAAGCCAAAGATGTTCATCAATCACGACAGCTTTGGCCTGCCCGTTGGCAAGTGGATCGTCGCCAAGGAAGACGATCACGGCCTACTGGTCGAGGGCGAGTTCACGCCCGGCATGGCCCGCGCAGAAGAAGCTCGTGCCTCGCTCAAGCACGGCACCGTCGACGGTCTTTCGATCGGCTACCTGCTCAAGAAGGGCGATTACGAAGAAATGGAAGACGGCAAACGCGTGATCAAGCGCGTCAGCCGCCTGTTTGAGGTCTCGGTGGTCACGTTCCCGGCCGATGAAGCCGCCAAGGTTGACCTGGCCAGCGTCAAGTCCGACGAGGTCGACTCCATCGAAACCGTTCGAGATTTTGAGTACTTCTTGCGGGATGCAGGCGGGCTCAGCAAAGGGCTGGCGCAAGCGCTCGTCAGCCGCGCGCGGGTGTTGTTCGGGACGGGGGATCCGGCTCCGGGCGACACGCAAGCGAAAGCTGCGCAAGAAGTGCAGGCATATCTGCAGCGCATGCAGCAACGCCTCAATCCGTAACTCATCTTTTAGGAGATTTCGCAATGGACATGTCAGACGTAATGAAAGGCATTGGCGCCCTCGAAGCCAAGCTCAACAGCTACGCAGAGAAAGCTGAACAAGAGATCAAGGCCGCCGGCTCCGTGTCGGTCGAGACCAAGAACGCCATCTCGGCGCTGGGCACGCAGCAGCGAGAGATCGCTGACCGCCTGCTGTCGCTCGAGCAGAAGCAGGGCGCGCCGCGCGGCAACGAGGGCGCGGTGCAGACCATGGGCGCCGAGTTCACTGCGGCCGATCAATACAAGGCCTTTGTCGGCGGCCAAGTGCGCACTGTGCGCATCGAGCTGAAGAACACCACCATCGGCAGCGACACCACGGTGGCGCCTGATCGCCGCCCCGGTGTGACCAGTGGCGCGTTCCGCCGGTTCCTGGTTGAAGGCGCTATGAACGCGCTGCCCACCTCCAGCAACGCGGTCGAGTTCACGCGCGAAGCCACCTTCGTCAACAACGCGGCAGAGACGGCCGAGAACACCGCCAAGCCAGAGACCGATGTCACGTTCAACTTGCAGACCGCGCCCGTGCGGACCATTGCACACTGGACCCGCATCAGTCGCCAGCTTGCGGCAGACGCGCCGGCCGTGGCCGCGTACATCAACACCCGCATGAGGTACGGCGTCGATCTGCGAGTTGAGAACCAGCTCATCACCGGCAACGCCGCCGGCGCCAACCTGTCGGGCATCTTCCACACCGGCAACTTCACGCCGCACGGCTACAGCGCGGCGCAGATGACCGCGTGGGTGGCCAACGCGCAGCGCTTTGACTTGATCCGCCGCGTCATCGGCGACCTGCAGGCCGCGGACTACCCTC